GGCTTAGGTCAAAGCCAAATGTCTGACCGCCAAGATCACCGGGAAACCAATCAGGAGTCGTGAAGCTCAGCTCGTTTATGCCATCGATTATCCAATTCAAAGCGTCCTCAACTGCACCTGTCAGACCATTTATAAGCCCGATTATCAAATTAATAGGTGTTTTTGCTATGTCAACAAGTGCGTCCCATACGCCTTTGAAGATCTTCTTTACACCCTGCCAAGCTTTTTTCCAATCACCGGTGAACACTCCCGCTATGAACAACACAACGCCTTTAAGTGCTGAAATGATGTTCTTCACGGCGTCAATTATATTGCTTATGACATTGCCCACTGTCTTTATTATCTTGCCAAGCACACTGCTGACTATCGGTCCGAGTATGCTCACAAGCCAGTTCACAACAGGTGCTATGGCTTTGTTGTAAATGCTCAGAACGCTTGTGATAAGTGTTCCAACAAAGTCGAGGAACTCATCAAGCAGAGGTTTCAAGTGCTCCGTCCAAACGCTGTCAGCCACGTCCATGAGCTTGTCAAACACAGGTTTCAAGACCGTTTCCCACAGATTGAGAAATACGTTCTTTGTGGTGGTTATGCCCTCATTTATGCCGTCAAATATAGGCTGTCCCCACTCGTTCCAAAAGTCTGAAATGCTCTGCCAAGTATCGCACCACAGTGTTTTCAAGGCGTTTAACACAGGCTGTGCAACGCCGTTCCACAAGGTATCGAAGATCTCTTTTATGTTGTCAAACAGTACGCCTAGCGTGTTCCATGTCTGCGTGCCAAAATCCGCCATTAGGGGTAATCCTACAGTGAGAAAGTTTTGCAGTATAGGGAACACTGCCACATTCCAGATATCAGAAAACACCTTGTTGAAGCTGTCAAAAAGTCCTATGCCTATCTTGCCAAGCGTGCTGAAAGCGGTCTGCATAAGCGGTGTAAAATCGTTTATAAAATAAGCTTTGAGCGGCTCGGAAAGCGACTTTATATCGCTGAAAACTCCGCCGAGTATCTGAGCAAGTTCAATGCTCTCTCTTTCAAGTCCGCCCCATATATCAGCGAAAATAGGCTTAAAATTCTTATCAAGATAGTCTGCAAACTTTTCAAACTGAGTTCTTACTGATTTGAAAAAGTCAGACAGCTTTTTATCTGCCTTACCCGTATCCACCTCAACGCTAGTCCCGGAAGGCTGCATTATATCCCCAGCTCCGCTGACCCCAGTGCTGTCTGACTTGCTCTCATCATTCAGCTTGTTCATCTGGTCAAAGCTTGCAAGAGAGCCTTCCTGTGCCTCTTGAGTCTGTTGTGCATTGTCGGCTATGTCGCTGTAATTATCCGCCGCCTGAGAGGTGCTTTTCACTATGCTTTGAGCCTCGTCTGCACTGTTGCTTAGTTCAAAACCGAACGCCTCTGAAAGTGCCCTCGCTGCCCCCTGTGCCAAAGCTATGAGCTGTGATAGCAGACTGTTTATCGCCTTGACAGCAGGCAAAAGAACGTTCATCAGCACAGTGCCGATAGTTGCTCCGAACTCTTTCCATTGTTCAGAAAGTATTCTTGTCTGGTTCGCCCAGCTGTCAGAAGTCTTTGCAAAGTCCCCCTGAGCAAGAGCCGTCTGTGACATAACGTAGTTGTATCTCAGCTGGACTTTTTCAGCCTGCGACATATCGGCAGTTGACTTCGTGATACCCTTTGAAAGTGCATACGCCTGCAAATTGGCGTCCGTCATAACAATACCGAACTGTTTGAGGGTCTCAGTTTCGCCTGTAAAAATTGATTTCAGCGCCGTGCTTGCTACGTCCTGACCGACATTATAAAATGACGCCATATCCGCCGACAGCCCTGTAAGAGCCATAGCCATATCGCTTGCACTGTCATTGGCAAGCCCCATTCCTGCCGCCATTGCCATGAAGTTTGAGCCTGTCTGCTTTGCGGTGAGCTTTGAAATGCCGTAGGTCTTTACAGCCGTGTCAGCGAAGTCCTCCATTTTCTGCTTTGATTCACCGAAAGCCGTGTCAACAACGTTCTGAACTTCCGCAAGGTCTGAGGCTGTTTCTATGGATTGCCTGCCGAAGTCCACAAGCTTCTTGACGGAGAATGCAGCTGTCAGAGCCATTGCAAGGCTTTTAAGTTTTGGCTTGATATCCCCCACCATATCGGAAAGGCTTTTCAAGCCCTTTTCAAAGCCCTCACTGTTTATGTTGGTGTCAAAATTCAAGCACCCATCAGCCATTGTCATTCACCTCCCGTCAGTTGTTTCAGAAACTCTTTGTCCTCGTTTTCAGCCCTCTGCTCTTCTGCTGAGAGCTTTCGTTTAAGGTCTATCATATTGCGGTGGTTTCTGTAAAACTCCTGCTCGTATTTTTCAAGCTTTTTGTCCTTGTTAAGCTTTTGCCGTATGCCTATAACAGACGAAAAAAGCCCCTCGCCTATCTCATTGAAATAGCCGAGAAAAGTCCACCAATGAAGATATTTTACCGTCCTCGTTTCAAAGCCTGCCGCCTTGTTCACCGCAGGAAAAATAATACTCTCGTCCTGCTCCCAGTCGATAGTTTTTGCAGGCTGAACACTCTCCTGCGGAACATCTCCACCGCCTACAAACCAATAAGCCTTGTTGACAGCCTCCTGCAAATGCTCTCGTGGGATATCCTCAGCGTAAAGGCATTTAAGACACACATAGCACTTTTCACGCTCGTCAAGTTCGGGGTCTGCAAAGGCTGAATATATCCGCAGTATGACCCGAAAATCCGAGTGTATGGCATACTCTCTGCCGTCTATTTCAAGGGCTGTTGGCAAACTGCCTATCATTTCAGTAGCTCCCTGAGCAGAGCCTTTTTGTCCTCGTCAGAAAGCTCCGCCACATTGACCGCAGGCTGAGCAATATGTTGATGAGCGATAACAGGTGCGGTGTACTTCTCCACCTTTTCTTCGAGCTTTATCTGAGCCGCAGTCTGTGCTGACTTTATCTCCTGCACCACCACAACAAGAAGCGCTTCAAGGAAGTTCACAAGCACAGGCTTGCCGTTTGAAGCCACAGAGAACACGTTCACGCTTCCAAGCGCCGCCGTACACACATCGCTTCCAAATATGTCATTGACCATTTCTCTTGCACGCTGGTCAT